ATATTATTAACCATATCAAGTTCTTTCTTTAAAGCCTGTATAAGCTCTTTAAAATATTTTAATGATTTTTCACCATGTTCAATCGCTTTTTTCATAGATTCAACTCGCATTTCTAATGTTTTTTTACGTCTTATATAATTATTATTAGATAATTCTTTTTTATTTGTTATAAGACTTTTCAACTCACGATTTAATATATTTAATTTATTACGATTTTGAGATATAGTTTTTTTAATACGAACACGTTTTTTTTCAGTATCGCGGATTTTTTTTTCTTTACTATTTAGATAATTCATAAAATCTTTGAATACTCTGTTTACCATTTATTTATATTACAAAACATTTATTTTTCCAAAACGTTTTAAAACATTGGAACTTAAAATACCAATTATTACAGTTTTAGCTAGTTTTCCCACGTTTATAAAAAGCGAGGGTTTTGTATTTTCACCGTTATGTATTTTTCTAATATCGCTCAAGTTTTTACATATCTCTATATAATCACCTTCTGGTATCTTATACTTGTTTTCGTCGACTAGGCTCAATACTCGACGTAAACAATTATCCATATAATATTACCATTTTTTTATTCCATGTTTGAAATATAATCTATTATGTCTATTCTCATATATTTATCAGCACAAAAATATTTATTATGACTTTGAACATCTTTAAAATCAGATTTTTTGATTATTGTTTCATCAGTTGTGATATACATAATTTTATGTTGATAAAGTCCATCATATCTTGCTTCTAAATAATACGTAGTATTACCATAATCAGATGTTAGAGTATACCCTGAACCATCTTCTTCACTTCCTTCGACTCTAGCGACTTTAGTAATTTTCCATTTGGATGCATTTTCATAACTTGAATCAGAATTTGTGGTGTTTCCACAGTCAAGTATTACTGCTGCTGCACTGTTTAGAGAAAATTTACAGAAATTCCATTTATCATTAACAAGTCTATTTATACGAATAGTATCATTTTCACATTTCATTTCTTTTGTGTCTACAAATGTCCATACCGAATTTTTAAATTTGGTCTTGTCTATAGTATCTGTATCTGATAAACTCATTAATTCTAATTTTCCATTTTCATCAGTAGTTATAGCATGAGTACCAACACCAAACCCCATAGTCACTGCTCTCAATTCCATAGTATTACCTTCTTTATTGTAAAATGATACAAACATTCGGTTATCGTATGTCTCGAAATCATTAGCATTTGTAGCTTTGTTTGTTTTCTCATTCCATTTACCTTTTTTTAAATCCTGAAGCAAGTAGTCACCATCTTCGTATTTAAAATAGAATGTATCGACCATCTTATCTGCAGCATCATATGCTTTATTATTACCCGGACTGGCAGGTATTAAATAAATAAATTCATCACCAATATTTAAATTTGTATTCTCATTATAAATCCAATACTTGTTGATTACAATGTCAACTTTTGAAGTTGTAAAACTATTTGTTACTGGCGTATATGTTACCGTTTGTGGTACTGTCATATTTAGTGTTGCCCCTAAATCTTGTCCGCCAATTCCTATTTCATGACCGTCTTCTGTTTGTTCAAGACCGTTATATAATAATTTGTTAGTATTATTATTCATAATGACGCTTATTTTAAATCTATTATTTCCCACAACGGAGTAAGTTCCATCACTCACAATAGATACACTATTTTCTCCAAAATTGTCTAGACTAACTGCATTTTCAGTTGTATCGGTATCACTTGTTTTTTTAGTTTCAAAATTTATAGATTTGTTTGCGGAATCAAGATAGGTTCCATCTTCACCACTTACATAATGTTCAATATTAAACCCTTTTACGTTACCAGTAAAACCTATATTGTTTGTCCAGCTAAGAGTAAAAGTGACGTTTTCAGATAATTCGTTATAATCGATACCACTTGGACTTGGAATTGGGCCTTCACCATTGATACCATTATCGTATTCTATAGTATAACCAACAATACCATCATCACCTTTACTATTACTCTTATCGGGGTTAAGTGTTCTTTCAAACTTTAAATCCGAAATTGAAATTTTGCCCGTTTGGTCTGAGGGTGAAGGTGAAGGTGAAAGTGGAGTACGCCCTTTAACCATTTTTACAATATAATAAATTGAAACAATTATAATAAGTGTTACGACTAAGAAAAGAATACCTCGCGTTGTATCCATTTATTAGTAGTATACATTTTTATTTTTTTACATTATTAATCAAGTACCATGTTTTTTTATGTATATATTTCTCCTGAAAAATTCATTTACATTTGTAATAGTCGAATCATTTAATGTCTTAAAACCATCCCAACCAAATAAATATTTATCTTCACCATCAATGTTTGCTTTTAACATTATTACCTTCTCATGACCTCTTTTATTTTTTTCCAAACTTTCCGCTATTTCAATTTCAATAGCATCTATAATATTATCACCAATTTTTCTAAAACCATAAGTAATAAGGGTTTGCCCAAATACTTGAGCAGAAAGTGGTCTATACCATCCACAAAGAGAAAGAGTATCATTTTCATCTAAACATTTTTTTTCAAGTTTAAATTTTATACCCGTATCATCTAATGCTACTAATCTTACGTTACTGAACAAATTCATCGGAGTAGCATCTGATTCTTTATAATAAAAATAAAAATCGTAATATTGATTATCTATTGTACGCCCAAGAGTTTGACCTGTACCACTATCCAATCTTGGTTCATAAGTAATCGTTTCCGGAGTTAATAAGTCCGTTGTTCCAACTAATTGATCATTTGAAATTTTAATTGCGAGTTTTTCTTTTTTTTCGTCATCTTTTTCATTCTTCCATAAAGTATAAGAATTGTATAAGTCTATACTACTACTAGTCCCATAATACGCTACTATTTTGAAAAAATTATTACCTGCAAAAGAATAGGCACCATCACCCGATATTTCTACTGATACTGTTTCAAAATTATTTAGACCAAGAGGAGGATCATCTGTAGAGTTAGCCTCAATTGTTTCTCTTAGTTTCCAACCATTATCATTATCAAACGTTGTTCCGCTCATAACACCGTGAGAAACTTCAATTTTACTGACTTTAGCCTCTGTAAAACCAAGACCGTTCGTCCATGATAGTGTAAACGTAACGTTTTTTGATAAAGCTAATATATCTGCATCAGTATACGGTTCTATAGTGTATGGCTCTATCGTATATGGCTCACTACTACCGTCTGGTGAAAGTGTCCTATCAACTGAAATATCTGTTATACTGGGCAATACCTGTGTTTGTGCTGGTGTTTGTGCTGACGCCGGAGACTTTTCCTTTTTCCATGGTCCCAATTTGTTAAAGTATAAGTAGACTAATACAGCAGTTACTAATATAACTATTACCAAAAAAATTAGCAATGCATTCATTATTTACTACTACTATACATTTTTATTTTTTTTTGTGTATAATTTCGTCCTCGTCCTCGTCCTCGTCCTCGTCAACTTCAACCTCAATTTCCTCTTCAATGTATTCGTATTCCGAACCAGGGTCACTTTTCTCGTCTTCCTCTATGGCTCGACGCAAACGTTCCTCGAGCGTTAAACCGTCAATAACCGTACCGACGTACTCGTCATCGGGCATATCGGGATCGAGGACGTCGCCGTGGGCCAAACACACGTAACACGGCTCGCTCGGCGTTTCACCCGGGTCGTGATTGTGCATGGGCATTTTCTTTGTAACGGGTTTCTCCTTTCCAATACCGCGTTTCCTCTTCGCGGGAATAGAAGAGTGTTCCCCCTCCCTTCCTCCTTCTCCTCCACTACCACTACTACCACCACCCCCAGGTTCGACGGTACCCGAAGAACCCAAAGTTTTGGCGTGTTGTTTACACGTATCGTAACCCGGTAAACACCACTTCTTACACCGATCACCTTTCTTCGTATGGCATGTACACTGAACTTTAGGCTCCTCGGGTTTCTTTTCCATAACCTGACGTTTTTGTTTCGGTTTTTCCAAAACCTCGATCTTCTCGCGTAAAACCTTTACCGTATCCACGAGCTCACACATTTTCTCGCGGAGGTACTTATTTTCTTCTTCAGATTTACTGACCTTTTCAATAAGTGTTTGAAGTAACTTATTATTGGAAAGGACACTGTTGTTTATCTTATCCATGTGACTATTAGAGTCACGGACGACGTTAATGAGAATATTTTCAATCGAATCCGACATTTTGGTTTTTATATTTTTAGACTATTTTTATTTCACTTAGGTTATTATCTCCATTGACAAGTTTTATATTCCTTCCACGAACCCCCAAAACGACCACCTTCATCTTTTTCTATACACTCTTTTTTATCATCGTTTAATTTATCACATGTTAATGGCCAACCTCGAGCCTCAATTTCGTGTATCCACTTCTGATCATCATACACATCATCCCATCTTTTCATAAAATCTTCATACATTGGATTATCTAACGGATTATCATCAAAACTTCTGTGCCACGGTTTACAAGTGGGAGTGTAATATTTAGTTTGTTCAATTTCAGTATTAGCTCCAACCATATAGTTTACACGTTCTAGTGGTTTATCATAACTGTAATATAAACCATCACCACCCAATGTTCGTGCTACTTTTATATTGAAATCATCATCCCATTTATCAAGTCTAACCCAATACGTAAACTTGTATTCTCTACCTCTAATCATACCATTACCATAATCTATATTATTATAAGAATTAGTACTAAAATCATAAGAACCCGAAGAAAATTCACTTTTTTCAAAAGCATCATCATAAAATAAAGAATTATAATCATTTCCTTTATTACTTGAACTAAATCTCCAATAATGTCTATCTCCATTACCTTGTGGTGTATAAGTAATAACAATTTTAACCAAATGTCTACCAGTCGTCGCGTCGTCAAAGAAATCACCAATAATATCATTTTTTGATCCTAAATTAGACGTCGTACCCGCCTTTACCAAGTAATATTCAGGTATGTTAATATGATAAGCCTGGGGTAAATCCCTATCAGTTCTATATACCTCATATTTAACAAGGGGTAAATACGTGGGAAATTGAATTATACTTGAAAAGTCAGATGTAAATTCATCACTACCAGGTTTTTTATAACTAACGATTATTTCACCCTTATCATCATCTACAGAATTATTATGATTATAGTATACTCTAAAAAAGTACGATATACCAGCTTTTAAAACTATAGTACCAGTTTTTTCAGAAAATATACCACTGAAATTACTTTTATATATGACCTGTTTTCCATTAAGTGTTATTTCCACTGTACCACCACTTTTTGTACCCACTTTAAATTCATATTCACCATCTGTTTCGGGTACAAAAGCACCTTCCCATAAAACACCAAATCTACGATTTTGTGCTTCTATACCAATACTTTCTTTTAAACTTGATATATTATTACACATACCACTATCTGTTTCTTGTTCATAATCTAAATTTGTTTTATTAACTTCGAAATATCTCCATGTTAAATTGGCACGTGTACTTATTGTTATTTTTTGTTCATAAGAATTATTAATATACACGGAATAGGATTTTATCGTATTAGTTTGTTGATTCCACTCAAAAGTTTTTTCTGTATCACCCGTCTTAAATTGGTAATTTAATACAGCTGGATTTCCATATATTTTTAAAGTATAATAAGGGTCCGCGTTAACAATATCTATTACTTTTAAAGTTACCTTACCATCATTGTTTACATTTTTTAAAATTTTATAGGAAATAGGAGGAGGTTTTACTTCAAAGTTCACCGAAGTAACATTTTTAGTGTTCATGTATAAACCGTAATATTTATAACCGTAAGAAGTCTCATACCATTCGAATTCAAGGGTAGTACCGGCATCGTTCTCCGTAAACTGATGTTCGACTTTATCTCCAATTTTGAGTGTATAGTAAGGGTCTGGGTTAGTAATACCATATAAAGTTACAGTTACTTTCTTAGTTTCTTCGTCTACGTATACTGATATAGAATCGTATGTAGGAATGGGTGGAGGTAAAGTTAAGAGAGGTTCGTAATCAAACGGGGTCAAGTACCCGTCGAATGTATCTAGCCAACCATTATAAGGTTCATAAAACTTAACAATAATTTGATCACCACTGTAATATTCACTAAAATAAATTTCAAGTTTGTATGTTTTATTTTTTTCTAAATTTTTAATACCATATCTAGTTTGCATAGGATGCACCCCCCCGTTATCCACAACTTTAACACCGTCTATGTATAGATAACTCATATCATCAGATTCTGTTGAAAAAGTAAATGTACCTGTTTTTTTAGGTACGAAATACCCCGTCCATTTCACACCGTAATTATCTTTATTATTATTATCCAATAAAGTACCACCCGTACCATCAGTCTTATTTTTTATAGTTTTTGTAAGTCCAGTCTTAGTAGGTGTTAAACCCAAAAATGAACTAACATCAGCTAAATATCCGTCGTCTTCAAACAATTGCCAAACAAATTCACCCGTTCTATCAATTTCAAGTTCAGGTTCAGGTTCAGGTTCAATGACAATAATTTCACCAACGGCATCTTCCGGTATGTTTACAGGGTCATTATATTTAAATTTCTTTTTTGTGAAATACATTTCATTTTCTAAAATGTTAACTAATTCATTTGAATTAAAAAATAAATACATTGATTTTTCCGACGTCATTATAATTTGTATTTTATGCGTTTGATCTTTTATAAACGTATAATTTAATTCATCTTTACTCCAATCATAATACCGTTCACTGTCAGAGTCAATATTCAATTGTAATTTTCCATCAATATAAATTTTCATAAAATCATTATCATTATCAATCTTATAATAAAACCATAATCGTAAATATTTCACTTGATTAGCGTAAAAGTGTCCTTCATAATACATAGTACCCACAGAAGTATTGTCAAAATCATTTGACAACCTAAAATCTCTTATAGAATCAATTGAAAAATTTGGCCCCAATGTTTCAACAGTTCCAGAATTATCTGGAACAAGGTCTTTTAATTGCGATACACCTTGAATTTGTTTCTTATAATATTTCCAGGAATAGTATGCTTTTTCTGGTGGAGGTACTGTAAATTGTACATCACTTAACGCTATACCAAAATCACTATACACAAATTCCTTTTCGGTTATGAAATGGTTTGTATCTTCATTGTTATAATATACCTTAAGTTTATTAGTTCCAGAAATGTCTACATCGAACGTTTTGTTATCGATTAGTTTGGTATTATCAACAGTTGTAAAGTTTTTAAACATAGTATCAGGATCAATACCCTTTTCAAATTGTTTTGTATGATACGTTTCACCTTTTTTGTTTACGAATACAAATATCCACTTCTGAACGCTATTTTCTATACCCGCCTTATTACTCCACTGTACACTATAATCATTTACTGTATATCCATAACCCTCCTGTCTATCCTTTTTTCTTACTTGACATAATACTAAAATGATAAATAGAATGATAGCTATTAAAAGTATCATTTTATATATCACGAGATAATTTTTAAAAATTTATAACATGTCTATAACAGGTCTAGAAGGTGTTGGTGTTGGCGATTGTACTTTTGGTCTGTTTTTTTTAGATGTTGATGCTTTACTCATCATATTTCTTACCCACCAAACGAGAAAAACTACAAATCCTAATAAAACGAATCTTATGAATATATCTTGACCGTCCATTTTTTTATATTATACTATAATAAAAAAATGCGCCCTGTGACAACAGTATTTACAGAAGCACTTTTCATAGGTTTACTACTCTACTTTATAGTTATGTTTATGTCGAGATACGTATATAAAAGCGAGACGGTCTTGATAGTATCAGGGGCGTTAGTACATTTATTATTCGAGTATTCGCCTTTCGGCAATATTAACGAAAAATGGTGTAAAATGATATTTAATTAAATAAAAGTATCGGTATCGTTATCGTTCATTTCTTCTAAAAGAGAATCTCTATCGCGACAAAGGTTAAACAGTTCGTCGTTCAAATCTCTCAGTTTATATTCTATCTCTTCGTTATACGAATTCAAATAGTTTTTATAAAATTCGCGCTCGTTACCTACATCGTACCCTTTGTCTATGAGAACACCTATAGTATACCTATATAACCGTATTCCCATATCCGAAGCGTATTTTCTCACGGCATCTCTCTTAACAATGTTCGTTATTCTTTGTCTCGGTTTGGTTTTTCTGATCATAGTTTCAGTTTCGAGTATTCTATTATCGATACGACGTAACTCGGCCTCGTCATATTCTCTTTGTCTTCTTCGTAACCTTTCTATATCAGATTCAAATGAAGTACCGTCGTCCACGTTTTCTCTCGGTACCCGAATATACGGTAAAACGGAGTCCACGAGATTAAACCTATCTTCCAAGGTAAAAGACTCATCCGGTCTCGCCAGTAATTCGTCGAGTTCGTCGGCGTCTGCGGTCGGTAAATCTACATCCATCTGTACTACTTCATCGTCATCATCATCCGAATCGTCTTCGTAATACCGACGCCTGTGCCTTTGTCCATTTTCGGTGGAAAATGGTGTAGGTATATCGAAAGTATCGTCACGCATGGTTACGCGTAAGTGGAACGTATTTTCATCGTCCGATTCGTAATTCGAGTTAGGACGCGAAACGCACTCGTGTACCTTCTTTATAGAATTACACATCTCGAGGTAATCACCCTCGGGTATTATCTTTGAGTTCAAATCTATCAAACGCATCAAGTTAGTAAGTTCATCCATTTTGTTTTTGTTTTTGTTTTTGTTTTTGTTCTTGTTTTTTATTTTTATTTAGTTCAACTTAGGTTTGGTACATTCACGTTTATAGAGTTATATTCGTTTACGACGTTCTGAGTAGAGGATAAAAAATGAATAACACGGTTCATCTCATTATCTATGTTATCGAGCTCTTGTATCTGTAAATACCTTAACCCTTCTCTATACTCATTAGTCACACGTAAAAATTCCTTATAAAATACATTTTCGTCAGGTATGTGTCCTTCACTTTGTAAATCGGTTAAAGTCATGTTCTCGTCTAAACCTAAAATAATACAGTACGATTTTATAGCTTCATTTTTAAAGTTTTGTGTTATTCTTTTCCTCTTTTTGGAATAAATCAAGGTGCGACGAAGTTCCCTTTTCTTACGAACTAATACCATACACCGTTCGTAAATAATATCCATTGGGTTTACACGCAAACTTGTAGGTAAAGTTCTCACGCGTCTACTTCTCTGTTCACCCCTAAAAATGTCGCGAAGTTTATTACACATTTCTAAATAATCACCCTCGGGTAATTCGTCGGAATGGTTATCTATAAATGTCATGATTTTTTGTAATGCTACATCATTCGAAGAAGTCATATTATATTAGTGTTTATTTTTTTTAATTACAATATTGTTGTAGTCTTCTAGATAAGATTTATAAAACTCTCTCTCGTTGGACACACACGGGTCTTTTTGGTAGAGCACCTTCCACGATTTCACGTTCTTCAGACCGAGTTCACGTGCACGCGTTCGAACCGCCCAGGCCCTAACTTTTTCGTTTATTACTTTTCTCGGACGATCCATTTTCATACTTTTACGTCTCACCGGTGGTGGTTTTTTATACTTTTTTTCTAGACACTTTATTTTTTCCCGAGCTTTTTTCAACTCTTCCCTGAGAAACTTTCGTTCCTGGTATACCTTTTCGAGTGTTTCTTCGATTATACGAATGTCGGCAAAAATGCTTTTCGTCATTTTTTGAAAGTAAAAGAAGTGCTTCTACCGCTTCTCCGATATTTTTGTGTTTCAAACAGAATCCGTTTTTACCAGCTCGTGAAATGCAAGACTCGTAAGAACAGTTTGGTCTCATGTGATATAAAAATAAATAGTTTAAGTTTAACTTAGGCTTCGGAATCACTCACAATTTCACCTTCCTCAATTTCATCTTCTTCAGTTTCTTCACCATCGTCAAATTCGCTTTCTTCGTCGCTTTCAACAACACTACCGTTATAATCATCAATGTTTTCGGGTAAAATGTCCCTGAGCATTTTCCAGTTTACGTAAGGTGTGAGTTGGTAATCGTCGATGAGATCGTCTAACGAAATTTTATCGGTAACACCCCAATCGTCATCGAATACCCAACGCCAATACCCGACGTTAGTTTCCTTTATTTCTAAAGGAAATAGTTCCACGGAAAAGTGTTGGTTTTCGCGGTACCCGGATTCTTTCAAGTCGTTAACTTGTTCTTCCATGTAAATGTTATACATGTGTTCGAGAATACCAATAGGTACGTCTTTAGTCGGGATTTTAGGTTCGTGAAAAAACGTTATGAAATGTGCTTGTCCATAAGACATCTCAACCTTTTTCTTATAAATGCCCATATACGCAAGAAATTTTTTATTGTTATGAGGGACGAGGTGTTCCGGGTACCCAAAATCGGCGCGCAAAGCGTACACTTCGGAATTTTTAAAACATAAATTAGAACAAAGATCGTTCAAGTGGGGAAGTCTAATGAGCGTGGTACAGTTTTTCATAAGTTCGTGTGTAAGTGTAGTCATTTTTATATATTTCAATTACGTATTAAATGTTTAAGTCCATTTCCATATCTTCGTGTTTAAATTGGTAATCAAGAACACTCAATCGTTCTTCTAACCTGTGTTTCTTTATAAACGCGTTATACTTGGAACGATCAGAAGAAAACTTTTCGTTATAGTATACTTGCCAAAAATTGAACCAGGTATTCGAAATACCAATAAGGGGAATCAAAGTAACTTTTTCCTGGTCTGATATAACCTTCAAAGCTTGTTGAATAATGCCAATTGGTTTATCGTCTTTGGTTTTTTCCTCGTGATAGTGACAGAACCACTTCACGTCTTTTTCTTCTGTGTTTATAAGATACACGTGCCCGATATACTCAATACCTTCCGGTTTAAACTCTTCGGGAAACCCGGTTTTAGTCTTAATACCCCATACCTCAACCTTATTTTCAATAGCCGGGTAATGCGAAGATGCAAGACCATCAAGTTCTGGACGCCTCTCTACAAGAATGTTCGACTTTACGAATTGGTAAAAAATATCAGACATTTTTATTTCTTATTTTTTTTATTATTATTCTTCACTTAGGTCTTCTTCGCCATCTTTTAATAACAAAAGTTCTTCGGCAACAATCTGGTAAAAAGCTACTTTATAAGCTAAAAACCCGAAAAGCGTCGCGCCCATATTAAAATCAAAAGGCATATCCATAGAATTCCAAGACGATTCTAAAAGTGCGGTTACTACGGGTATCAGCATTCTCTTATTAAGACCCGACGACTTTTCTATATTATCTACGTAAGAAGATAAAGAATCAACGTATGCGTAAGACGCCAGTGTTCCTAGTGTAGCCGATAAACCGTCCATGGGATCTTGAAATATAAAATGGTACGCAGAAACCATAGAGCCATACTTTAGTGTCGAACTCTTAATTTTGTTCTTAATTTCTTCATACTCGGCTAAACTTTCTTTTCTTTTCGTAGGACACGATATTCTTAGAGTTCTAGTGTACGGATTTATTACGGATAACAACATTTAGGATTAAAATATATAAAAGTATACTTTTTAAATAACATATGTATAATAAAATAATAAACACGCTAGGATGGGTAGGGTGTACACTACTCACTTTAAACATGATACCTCAAATATACAAAATTCATATCACTAAAAAAGCCGGGGATATAAGTACGACTTTTATAGTGGTAAACATATTCGGATTAGTATCGTATTCCATTTACGGGTGGTACAATAATTTGGTACACATTGCAATATCAACAACACTAAGTTCGTTTTTTAGCGTATATATGTTAACACTAAAATATTTATATACGAACCAAGAATTCGATTAGATTAATAAAATGATATTTTTTTTAAAAATTCGTTTTCTTTCTTTTCAAAGTCTTCACATCTTTTCTCACACTCGTATAACCTAACTTGTATTTCAGTAAGTTTATCAGTGTGATTAAATTCAACTTTTTTTACAGGTGAAACCGACCATTTAGAACCATACCTTCTTATATATTCAATTTCTTTTTTGTTATTTTTTAATTCTCTCAAAAGCATGTCTCTGTATTGACACGCGTAATTGTTAAATTCTCTACACTCAAATTCCCCGTAACAAAATTCTTCGTACGCGAGTAAACGTATGTGTTCATCTAATTTCCCCCCATTTTTCTCTCCATTTCCTAACCAACGTTTTGAACTTTTTAGTTGGGAATGATGTATCTCCTCTGTACAATCTTTTTTTTCTTGGTGCATCCGGACACACAAGTTCCTTTTCGTTTGCTTTTTCAAAGATAATTCTCTGAACGTCTTCGGGTAAATCGCGAGTCGCTTGAACAAAAGCGAGTTTGTATTCATACGTATGTAATTTTGAGTCGGACATTGCATTTTTAATTTTATTTTATTTTATTTTGTTTTTAAAAATAAAAAATGGTATCTCTAACTTAGGTTTATTTTCTACATTTATAAGGAAAAAGTACTGTATCATTCCAATCAAATTCTAAAACAATATTTTCACCGGCTTCATTCCTTGCATATACAAGTTTAGTGTACGGTTTTTTACGTTTTTCTGGATATTTAAAGTATATGTTATTCTGTGATGAGGATGATGACGAGGACGAGGACGAAGTCTCGTATATTGTATTTCTAATGGGGTTTATCATTCGACAAAAACTCGAATATATGTTATACATGCTTACTATTCGCATAGTTTTTTTATATAATATAATTAGAAGATGGTGTCTCTCCAGGACTTACCAAAAAAAATTCAATACATTGTCATAGAATCGGAATTCGTTAAGGGTACTAATAATTCGTTTTCTATAGACCTTACACTCGAGTCTAATTTACACGTCGAGGAAATATCACAAGTTATAGGTATAAAACCAGTTGACTTTTATGTCACGCAAGTAGGTGATAACGACACGACCGGCAGTACTAACGTTGCTAAATATGTAGACATAATATGCCCGGATGTTCCTAAACGAGCTCAATTACTAAATGAACGTAACGGTCAAATACTCGCGCGTGTACCTTTAGAAAGAAGTTTTACCGGGAGTAATTCTTTCATAATACGTGATAAGCAATGGCGTTCTTTTCAAAGACAAACGAATTATTTCAATCCCATATCTATACAAAAACTACACTTCGAAATGTACGAATCACAAGGTGACGGTGATTATAAAACACTTCAGCCGGATGCATCGTGGTATATGGTTTTAGAAATAACAACCATAGACGTTAAAGAAAAACCTGTAAACAGAGAAGTTCAAATTTTAGAGGCTTTAGGTAAACTTATAGGCAAGATCGACGAACTCAACGTAAACGTTAAGAAACTTCCCGATAAGCACGATATAGAAAAAATGGAAGCCGAAAAGAAGAAAAAATATCCGTTTAGGTATTTAGTCTTATTTATGGCTCTACTATTAGGTGGTTTTTACTTTGTAAAAAATAAATTTATTCCTTCACAACCTTCTTTTTAACAACACGTTTAACCGTTTTCTTTTTTGGAGTTTCTGGTTCTGGAACTGGTTCTGGAGCTGGTTCCGTAGCTGGTGTTGGTTCTGGCTCTGGAGCTGGTGTTGGTTCTGGCTCTGGAGCTGGAGTTGGTTCTGGCTCTGGAGCTGGAGTTGGTTCTGGTTCTGGAGCTGGAGTTGGTTCTGGAGCTGGAGCTGGAGCTGGAGCTGGAGTCTCTTCCTTTGGTGGTTCAATGTAATCGACAATCTGAGTGAGTATACTGTACAGTTTATCGATACGTACTTTAGACCTAGCAAGTTCTTGGGTAATTTGTTCTCTTATAGATTCCATTGCGTAATATATATAAAGGAAATATTATCTTTATACTAAATGTTATTCATAGGACCGACACTTCTGAGTGGTATAGGTCAACATACCAAAAAATACCTCGACATTTTTCCTGATAGCGAGTATATAGAGATACAGGGCGAAATACCGGAGTGTGAAAATGCATTTATATTTGCCTTACCAGTAGAATACTGGTTAAATAAAATACCAGAAATAAAAAAGAAAATTAAAAACATAACGTGTATGACCGTATGTGAAACTGAAACGGTGCACGAAGATTACGGGAAACTCTTCGAACTTTTCGATAAAATAGCAGTTCCAAGTGAATTTTGTAGAAAAATTTTCAAACGACAGTTTCCTGATAAACATTTTTTCGTTATACACGCACACATACCTTACAAAAAACCATACACGTTTTACCACATTGGTAACGTATACGATCCGAGAAAAAACTTTAATAAAATTTTAGAAGCTTTCATACGTTTAAACAAACCAGATAGTAGACTTCTGGTAAAAGCTACGTGTAATCAAGAAGTAAAATTAAATATACCAAACGTCGAAATAATAAACGGCCTGATAAACGACGAGGAAATGGAAAAAATACACGCCATAGGTGATTGTTACGTGAGTTTTTCTTCGTCTGAAGGTGTTGGTATGGGAGCTGTTGAAGCCGCACTAAGAAACAAACCTGTTATAATAACAAAATATGGAGGTGCGACGGAATATATAAGAACACCTTACGCAATAGACTGTGAACTTCAGGAAATACCAAGGGATGATTTCTTATACAAGGAAGGTATGCTTTGGGGTAAACCAAACTACGAGCAACTCTTGAAGTTCATGGAAGACGTTTATACGAAAAATATACGATATTACGAACACCCAAAAACACACATGATAACATCAAAAGAAAACGTTTTAAAAGAATTCCTCATTAACGTAATTGGTGACGAAAACGATCAAACCAGTGAGAATAGCACCGGAAGTGAGTGATCCTTTTTGGGCTATGAGCATTGCGACAATATCGTCGATAAACTTAACGTTCGTGGGTTTCTTTAAAACTTCGGGAACGACTTGGGAAATTAAAAGGTAAAGCGCCATTGAAATTATAACTGGTCTGAGTGTTCCTTGATCTAACATTTTATTATAACAATATTTTTTTAAAATCCGGTTTTACACCTAAACTAAACTTAGAAGATTTACTATTCGTATCGTATGAATGTTTCTTACAAAACCGTCCACACGATGCTTTAAAACTACACTTTTTTCCACTCATAGTTGTAGCTTGACATATATTTGAAACGTGTCTATTTTCAATAACTTTATCAGGAACTTCCTGGAGTATCACTATACTCTTTTTGGTTCTCAAATCGTCGTATTTTTTTCTAGATTCCCTAAGTTTATGAATACTTCTCGCGAACCTTTCACACTTTTCTTCGTGTGTTTTATAAAAGTTCTTAGCTATTTCGAAATCTTTTTTAGAATATTGCATTTTTAAATCTTAATTTATAGTATTTTCCACCTCGACTAAGGTTGCCAATGAACACACATTTATTATCAAGTATGGAAAATAGTAAAATAAATATTCAAATGCATTAATAACTACACATACCATTACTAAACATATCATGCACATAGCGTGTATAACTACCAAATATTTAGCACCAGAATATACACCAATCATACAAATAAAGGAAAATATGGTGTTTATAAGGTTTACTGCGTTTTGTACAAAAATGAACAAAAATAAGGTAACTAAAAAGAAACACTCGTGAACATGTGACATGTATTTAGTAAAAACTTCGTGTACTTCAACTTCCCTATCTACCTCTACACTCGCTTGTTCTATATCAAACGGTTCTGGCCTCTGTTCTTCTGTATTTACACCTATACACACTGTACCGTCTGGTTGTGTTACTTGATTATAATACATAAAAAGATAAAACTTTTAAATTTTATGTATATTAAATGCAAGGGATTTTGTAAAATATGTAACAACCCTTTAAATCCTTACATAAAATCAAATGATTTTGAAATAAGAAAAATAATAAGAAAATACAGGAAAATAAATCCTATTTTTATATGTAATAACGATTGTTTTTATAAATTTTTTGGACTTAAACTTAAAAGAGTTTGTTATTCATGCTTTGTGCGTTTCAAAAAACCGAGTATGGCAAATCTACGCGATAGAGAAATAGGTGCAATAAAAGATCTACAAGAACATAAACCCTTATCCTTATCTTCTACGGAAATATACACGTGGTTTATAAATTTACAAAATTACGTTAAACGACATTTAAAAAATTGTTTATTATAAGTAGTATGTGTGATACGGACACAGGACCAAACACGGGTTCCATAATTTCTTTAAATGCTATAGGAAAACAAGACACGTATCTTTTGGATAATAATAAAGAAAACTCTCTTTATAACTACGAACAAAAACAACACTCTAATTTTACTAAATTTCATAGGAATTTTAACGTAAACAGACCAAATGATCAAGTTATCAGTGATAACTGGCCTTTTGGCGAGACTATAAAAATTACACTCAACCCAAGAAACATGGGCGATCTACTTTCTAACATGTACCTCTCTATAAATTTACCCGGTTTATCAGGTGGTAGTGAATATTTTGCGGACCAAATAGGAAGACACATTGTTAAGTCAGTAACTATGCGCGTTGACGAATTAGTCGTTGAAAAGTATCACGCAGATTGGGGTATACTATATGACGAATTATATTTAGACGAATCAGAAAAACGAACTAAAAGATATACCATAAACAGAAACTTGGCAGAAGATACATCACTCGAGCTAGGTAATCAACTGTTAGGACAATACAAATCTAAACTACTTATTCCAATACCATTATTTTTTTCGAGAAAGTATGAAAGTGACGAGTATGAAACTAATAAACCAAACCGACCGTATTTTCCCACATGTGCTATACACAAACAAAAAATAATATTCGAGTTTGAGTTTTTTCCAAAAGAATTTTTTACGAACTGTACGGGTGCACTTTCTCTCGAGAGTTTCGATATAATAACAGAGGAAATAACTCTAGATTCGAGTGAACGTACATACCTATCAAATAAGAAACAGACATTCATAACAGATATAGTTAGAAAACACCCAACCACGGAAATCGAGGCTGGTAAACAAGAAACTAAACTCGAACTCGTACCAAACGTACCCGTAAAAACACTTAATTGGTTTTTTAGACGCGAAGAGTTTGAAAATGAAAAAATATCCGAAGGTGGTGGTACAACGCTCAAATCAAATCTATTCGCGAACCGTTACAACTTTTCATCAAACTCAGAATACTCAATTACCAATGAATTTTATAATCCAGTAATGACGAGTGCTAAAATATATGTAAACGGTCAAGATATACCAAACATTCAAGATAGTGATCACAAATATTTTAAGTATGTGGTACCATTTTCGAGTAGATTATCCCGACCTTTACGAAATATATACACGTATGCTTTCTCGATGAATCCGATTAATGTGGAACCATCGGGAAGCTTGGACTTTAGTCAACTACAATCAAACAGGACTGTTTTAGACGTTAAAATCAAAGAAGGACTCACGAATAACTATAATCTACACTTGTATTACGTAGGTTATCAAACTTTTGTTTTTGAAAATGGATTCATGAGACTCGCTTACTAAACAATTCGGTCTTGTTTTGTTTTATATAATTTATTATGTTATTTTTTATGCACCATCTGATAAAATTCAACTGCGCCACGGTTGTGTGAATTTCATCATTTGTACCAGGTATAGTATAACTAATTTTAGAAGACCTACAAAAGGGGTCGAATAACTTTTTACTATAGCCATCTAAACTAGACTTATAAGCACAGTGTACACTAAATATTTTGCCATCACCAGTCTTATATGATAGATTGGTTTTTTTAGAGTAATTCGTAATAAACCATTCAAGGTTACGTAAAGATATACCACCGGATTTGTTTAGTATTTGACTAAGTATAGTTCTATTTTCAGGCACTTTGTAAAATGTATCGATCGAGTTTAATAGTATGTCTGATTTATTCATATTATCTTATACGTTATTCGTTTTTATTTTTTAAGTAAGCTTAATCCCTACCAAAACATCTTTCCCTTCTAAACACTTATCATAATTTTGATCGGAATACGTAGGTGGTGGTAAAACACCACGGGTATATTTAGGTATTTTAGAATTTCTACACGTACCACATTTGTTATCATATTTTTCCATATTGATACATAACTTACTTTGTTTGTTATCCTTATCTATTCGTATAGCTCTACAATAATTAGACTGTGTCTCTAAAGAGTGAAAATATGGTTCAACACGATCAAGTTTTTTATTAGACGATATAGCTATTATAGGTGCAATCTCCTTACGTAAAAAAACATCACTCTTTTTTACTATATCATTGCGTAATATTCTATGTTTCATTTTAATATCGTAATCTTGTGGTTTTTCGACGTTTAAGTGTAAATCCAATGCATCGAACGTGTTTGGACGTTTGAGGCGAGGTGTATCTTCACACATACTTTCTAATATAGATTTCGTTTTCAACGCAATTTCATATCTTACACTCGTGTCTATATATTGTTCTTCCATATCATGAATTCGTTCCGAATTTTTAAGCCTTTTGTTTGAAAAAATCACTTATCTTTCTTTGGTTAGGATCGTCTATAAGTTTCTTTCTTCTGTTTGGTTTAGCTCTCGTTATTAGTTCCCCGAATATTTCTTCCTTAGGATCGTCAAAGAGAGGTTCTATCAAATCACACACGGGGTTCAAAAACTTGTTCAGAAAATAGTACGGGTAATCTACGGGTAAATTGTGTTCCTCGGCGTATTTTGGATCCTCGGCTTTCTCAAACGCCTTCGCTTTAGGGTCGTGTGTTTTAAGAAGTATATACGGAACTCTATCACCAGATTGTGGTTCGGAACCGGGTTGTCTCGCGCGCATTTTATTACGAACCTGTACGTGCGATAAGTTATCCGACTTATACGAATCACCCAATTGTTGAGAAAGAATAAGCTTCTCGTTAGGTACCTCACCTTCGAGAAGTTCTATAGCACGTTGTAATGCCAAAGCTTTGGGAGGACCCGTATCGCTACTCTCTAAAACGACATCGAGTAACTCTTTACACACTTCTCTCACATGTGGTGTGTTGTCACGACGAACAAGTTGAAGACCCTTAACATCTATATAGTCCATATTCATGTTCCCATCTTTACCTTTTGTCCAAAGTTTAGCCGCGTACCGTTTCTTTGAGTACAAAAAGTAAGGACAATATACCTTCTCCAGTTCAAGATTGTTCGGTTTTTTAAATAAGTGCGTACACTCTTCAGCAGCGCGCTCACCGAGTTCCCAACTATACTTTATAGCTTCTTCACCTTGACGATCACCTACGTCAAATTCAACCATGACAGAATCTGTATTATGTACTACGAGATCACCTGGTCCAACGTGAAAATGGTGTGATTTTGTTGTTAAATCGTATACATACCCATCAGTCTCACCCAAACATTCAAGTTTTTTAATTTTTATAGGAGATTTTCTTTGTAAAGACTTTGTCCATGTTTGTCTAAAAACATTTACTTTATCAGTACGTGTATTTATAGAAACATTGTACCCCAATTTTCGTCCTAACATATACATTCCCATGCTCCCTTCTTTACCCTTTACATCCATGCGCATGTACCCATTTTTATCTTTGTCACCATCAGCCATATAATATCCATCGACGAAAGATTGTATAATATCGGGAGTTGTATTTAAAATACAAGATGGGATCACCTTTTCCTTATGTTCATTATAAAATAATTTTCTATATCGTTTTACAATTTCTACAACATTACCATTTGCATTAAGTTTATAGACACCAGAACTTTTGATCGTATCATATATTTTCGTTTCAAATGGACACAGTTTTTGTATTTCTTCCAAATATTCTAATTTTGAATTGTTCAAAGCCCATGTACTTTTTACACCAGATTTACAAAAGTATGTACCACATGAACCATCACCAAAGAAAAATCCCATAACTTTTGCTTCTTCAATTGATACATTCGGATATGCGTGTGCCATAGATTCAACACAATTTCCGTGAAGTAACGCCGTTCCTACACCAACCTGCGTGGGTTTAGCAATCTCCTTATTTTCGAGTAAAAGACTATGATCTTCAGTCACGTCGACTATACCGGTATGTGTTACAACGCGATGGATATTTTTATTGGTTTTGTGACGTACAATTTGTTGAATTGGTGTAAACCCATTTTCGGTCCATACCTCGGCATTTATATACCCAATTTCCTTGCCGTCATCACGTAAAATATATTCATTTACGAGTGAATCAATGCGACACGTATGTACAGTACCGTTTTGGCGAATAAGTAAAGGTGTATCTGGTGTCACCGAATCACCGTACCTTACCTTTGCACCCGGAAAATTCTTTTCGACGTAATTCTTAGTATCTTCAATCATCATCCTTCCTTTACGCGTTACCGAAGATGCAATAGGGACACACGGTAACATACCTTTAGATGCACCCGTAAAACCATAAACGGAGTTCATGGACACTTTATACGCCAACTGTTTACCGTTATACATCTGTTTCAAAGAACCCGTGGAATTTGCCATATCTTTCTTAGCCTGTTTCCTAAACTGTTTGAGTTCCAAAAGAATACTCGGTAAGAGACTCGGTACGTTCTGAACAAACTTAAACTGTCCAAACGTTTCGATTTCCAAATTAGGGTACTTTTCCTTATTTTCGTATTTAGGATCCATTATAAGTGTTGAATAACACAAATTGTGTGCCATCATAATTGATGGGTACAGTGCTTCAAAATCAAGTGCGGTTATGGGTGTATAGTACGCACCCTTTTGAGCTTCCAGAACGGTTGCACCTTCATACCCTTCAACCATACCTTCACCCCACGCTATAGTTGGTACCAGGTACCCCATTTCTCGCGCCTTTTTCGTCAACTGACTGAACACTTTGATTTGTTGACCACGCTCGACGAGGTAAGATAAGGGTACCCACGTCGCTTTCGCCATCTCCAGGAGATTGATAAGGGTACACAGTTTAGACAAAAGTCTATGTGGCAAAAGAGTATCCTTAATACAATATTCAGCAACCTCGCGTAACTTTACGGGGTCCTCTTCGACAAATCGCGCAAACATCTCTTTCGCAGGCATATCTATTTTTTGATCACCCAAGTACAATTTAGAAACGTTATCGAGTTTATACGAATCAAGTTTGTACCCTTTCTTAACCTCGTGAAACAAATCAAAAACAAAACGTCCCGGTATAGGAACGAGTTTCAGATCGTTATCACCCAAAGCACTCGATGACAATTTTTTATACACCATTCTACACCGATAGTCCCTGAGTTTACTCAAATTGAAAAAGGACGAACCACACGAATTCAGTTCAGCTCTTTTCATTATATACTCCATATCAAAACCAAAAATGTTCCAACCGGTTATAATATCAATATCCATATCTTGCATGTACTTACTAAACGCAATCAACATATCACGTTCCGTATCGTAACTCAAAATAGAACACCCTTCGAGGTTCGAATCAGTCTTCTTATAACAAAAACACGTCTTATCGTAAGGAACGTCGGTACCAAAAGTACACAGGGAAACGGCAATCTGAAAACAAGCATCACCTTCTATATCCGCATCAGGAAACTTACCCGTAGAACTGTTACACTCTATATCAAGAGATGCAACTACAAATGGCGCCGTTTCCGGTTTATCCACGGGTTTGAGTTCTCGCCAATCAGGACACGTCAAATCTATATCAACGTTTGCAATGTTATTTTCATAACACGAATCACCCGTATCTAACCACCCAGTCGATTGTATACCAGTTCTATGCATGAGTCTCAAAACCGGATCGAGGTTCGTCTCGAAAAGTTTAAGTTTTGTAAATTCATCAGGTAGTTTATGTTTTAGTTTAGAAACCAAACGCCTTCTATCACCATACGTTAAACAGTCTATTTTCATAAAATAAAATTCTTCATTATTCTGAAACCCCCACACGTCCTTATACTTTACAAGACTATATTCGAAAGTTATATCCGGACACACTTTACACATTTTATCAAACCAAATAATAGCTTGATTTTTAACCCTTTCACGAGGTAACTTTACGAAAAAGTACGGTTTAAATTCGGTCGTCACACATACCGATAAACCGTCTTGAGTTTTACCGAACACGTGTACCAAGTGACTTTCGTCGTCGTCTTCCGTTTCCCAGGTAAGTGCTTGAAAAACGACCATTTTTCTTACCTCGTTAACGCTCAATTTTTTTAATATAGTATAATAGTAAATATGTCAGCTGCTTTGATTGACCTCGTCTCGGTCGGTGCCCAAGATGTCTACATCACAGGCGACCCACAAGTCTCCTTCTTCAGACAAAACTATAAACGTCACACTAACTTTGCAATTAAACCAGAACGAGTCGATTATATCGGAACGTTTGAATCGGGAAACGAAGTTTCTATCCCTATCAAATCCAAGGGTGATCTTTTAAGTTACGTATGGATTGAAAATCCAAATATTAACCACAATAACCACAACGATTCTATTTTCAAATCGGCTAATGTAACTTCGGATGAAACTACACCAACCGAATTTGCACTTTGGATCGGTGGACAAGAAGTGTGCAAATTGGATACATTGTTTATCAACACCGTACATAATACGCTTTATAATGAATCCCAAGCAAAAGCGTCGTGTGCAGTAACAACACAAACACAAGGTGTTAATGAATCTTTCAATTCGTACGCGATTCCATTTTTCTTTAGCGAAGACTGGACAAAGTCGCTCCCACTTGTTGGTCTCCAATACCACGAAGTCGAAATAAGAGTTAAGTGTAGAAACGGTACGTTTCAACCTACATCTAAACCAAAAGTATACGCGTCGTATGTATTCCTCGACACTCAAGAACGTGAATTCTTCACTAAAAGCGAACACGAACTTCTTATTACACAGACACAATACCAACCCATGAATGCTTCAGATACTTCCGTAGACCTTACCTACTTTAATCACCCAGTTAAGAGTGTTCACATTACTGCCGGTAACAATGATACTACAGCATACACATTTTCAGATGCCTCTATGTACATAAACGGTGTTGCTTTGTTCGAGAACATGTCTAGTGAATATTACAGACACGTTGTTCCAACGAGACACTGTTCAGTTCTTTCGGATAGTTTAGCAGAGGAACAAATATATACATGGCCATTTTGTCTTACCATGAATAAATCTCAGCCAACGGGTACTCTTAACTTTTCGCGAATCGATAACGCTACGATAAAAATAAACGGAACACCTAGTGCAACCGATGTAGATATGATACGCGCTTACGCGGTCAACTATAACATTCTCAGGATTAAGAATGGTATGGGTGGTGTCGCGTTTGGTAACTAATTTATTATATTATATTAATAATGCATTTATTAGCACTTGTCTTATCAGTGATAATGGGTACTATATATTACCAAATGATGGAAAGTTCTATACCGACAGAATCAAATTGTAGTTATATGGCGTCACCTACTACCGATTATCTCGCATTTTTATGGGGTATAATCGTAATGTATTACGGCTACTACAAATACGATAATCCAATTTTAACATTTTTAGGTTCTACGGTTATAATAGAACATATTTATCAACTCAAAAGGAAATAATACCTAATTAGTACCCGAAGATCCAAAACCACGGTTTCCGCGCATCGTTTTATTCAGCTCATCTACTTCCTCAATCAAGGGTGTTAAACACTTCTCTAAAATTAACTGAGCGATTCTATCCCCCTTTTTAATTTCGAACGAGACGTTACCGAGATTAAAAAGGCACACTTTTAGTTCACCCGTGTAATCGGGGTCAATTACACCAGCACCCACGTGTATTCCATACTTTACGGATAACCCGGATCTCGGTGCAATTCGACCGTAACACCCCATTGGTATAGACGCACATATACCCGTACTCACGATTTCCCTAGACTGTGGTTCAATGACTATATCGTTCAAACTATACAAATCGTAACCAACCGAACCGGGAGATGCACGTGTCGGTAAAGTAGCTTCTAAATTTATTCGTTTGATTTTGAGTGTTTCCATAATGTTTTTTATTATACTAAGAGTGTTTTCTTTATTATAATTAATGAAAATATACATGATAATATTAAAACAATATCACTATTTACAATTTCTTTATTTGTACCGGGAAATTTAAAAGCTTTATAATTTTTAAAGTGACATAATGTCTTTTCACCTCTATTCATGAAATAAGGTGATATACCCTTAATAAAAGAAGGACACGTCGAGTTTTTATCGTTTCTATTAATACTTGATTGTCCACTCATAACACCATCTTCATCTGTCCAAAATGAATTTTGTTTATCAATACGTTTGTTAAAATTTTTTATATAGTTCGTTTTCCGATCAATATAATTCGTGAGTTTATATTTTAATAATTTACGGGCACCTTCTCGTGTTATAAAATACGCGGCTGCAGAACCACTAAATAAATACGGTCTACCTACTTTTGTGGGACATAAACCATCACAGTGTAAACTTAGCATATCCCAATTAATGTTTGTTAATTTTTTACGTAATTCAGAAACATTAGAAAAAAGAGGAAACGCGTCATCTTCAAGTATAAGTGCGACATCATTTGTATCATTTTCTAAAAAATACTTAACAGCTTGTAAATGACTATAATTACAACCTATCATAGTGTCCGGGTATAAAAAACTAAAATACCCAAAATATTTTTTAATTTCACTCTTTTCTATATTTTTTTTATAATATGCATTTATACGAGTAGGATAAATACCGACATCATTAAGTTTCTTTTTTTGAACTTCGTATCGTTTATTATATGATTCCAAATTTATAACATAAGTATTAAAATACATTATGCTATACTATATTATATATATAAAAAAATAATTCGTGCATTTATAAAATGAGTCTTAAGATTATTATGGGTAATATGTTCTCTGGAAAAACGACAGAACTCGTACGTCGTTTAAAAAGGTACCAAATCATAGGTAAACGTATTCTCGTTGTAAATTCGTATAAGGATACACGGTCTTCCGAAAGTGTTCTTAAAACTCACGATAACACGAAGTTCGAGTGTGTAAAAGTAAAGAATCTACGTGACTTAAAATACGAAAACATCGACGTTATTGCAATTGACGAAGCGCAGTTCTTTAGGGGTTTGAAAAAGTTTGTACAAAGAGCGCTCGACGATAAAAAAATCGTTCTATTAGCGGGTCTAGACGGTGATTATAAACAAAGAAAGTTTGGTGAAATCTTAGACTGTATTCCTCTCGCCGATAAAGTTTTCAAAATATCGGCCATGTGTATGGAATGTATGGACGGAACACATGGCCCTTTCACGAAACGTATCGTCAATAACTCTAGAAGAGAACTTATAGGGGGTAATGATTTGTATAAAGCCGTGTGTAGAAAACACCTTTGATTTTTTATACTCTATTAAAATAAATGTTCACGGTCGAAGAACCTTACGGATTCACACAGTTCCAAGCTTGGATAATAGCACTCACACTCGGAATTGTAATACACAGGAGGCGTCAGAGATCAGAAAATTATATTCAATATTAATATACAATAATGCAATTACAAAATAAAAAAACTTTTATGAGCGCGGTATTCGCAAATCTAATTTTCCAAGGTCTCGTTGCGTATCAATCTGCAAAAACAGTTATAGAAAATCCACAATATAGCGATTTTATGGCGCGAAATGCGCTTTTGAATTTATTATTGTTATTCGGATTATTCTTAACTCTCGTTTTTGTCAAAATGAGTTTACCGGTTAAGTTTATGATTTTCACACTTATATCCGCACTCATAGGCGCGTACATATCTCCACAAGCAGACGCTAAGGAATCTCTTCTCGAAGTTGTCGGTATATTCATAGCCTTGTTTGTTTTGGGTTTGTTAAGTGTACAGTTTGGTTTAGATTTCAGACCTATGGGTATTTTTCTTTTCTTGGCTCTCTTAGCATTACTAGTATCGAGACTATTTAGTCCAGATAAAAAGAAATACGCAAAAATAGGTTCGCTCATATTCGCACTTTTTGTAGTTTACGATACAAATAATATTTTACAAAAAAATTACGGAGGTGATTTTATAAATGCGTCCATGGACTACTTTTTAGATATACTCAATTTGTTTCAATACAACACGGAAGAATAAATTATTAGTATATTATAATACATGCGAGTTCATTTAAAAAAAAGTCCGCGTTTTGATAAAAAGTTTAGAGTCACATTTGAAAACGGTAAAACGGTCGATTTTGGGGGTAAAGGGTACACGGATTATACGAAACACAAAGATCCTTTACGTATGCGTTCGTACGTCATACGCCACGGTGGTTACGTTCCTCATATAGTTCAAAAACAAACCGATCGTACACTTGTTCACAAAAACATGTTAGACGTTACGCGAAGCGATAAAGAAAACTGGACGAAATCAGGTATCTATACCGCTGGGTTCTGGTCGCGTTGGCTCTTATGGAGTTACCCAACACTCGAAGGGGCTAAGAAAAACATTTCTAAGAAGTTTGGTTTAACTTTTGTCTAATACCACGCCTTTCGAGGTTTGCTTTCAAAGCCGTCATTAAATTTGCACGCGGGTCGCGTTTCACGGGACGTGGTGGGACCGGGGGTGCTGGGGGAATCCGGGTCACAGGGGGAACCACTCGGGGTGCTGGGGGTGTGACTTTCTTTACCGAGACACTCGATTCCATAGTTTTCAATAAAGATTTACACGTTCGTATAAGTTTTTTTGAATTACGAACCTGGATTTCCAAAGCTGGTGGTCGACGTCTTTCTATCCGCAGTTTAAGTTCTTTTTCGCTCAAGGGAACACGTTTCCCTTTTATTTTCTTAGTGACGCGAAGACCTAAACGTTTTGCTTCGTTTTTTAAAGTATCTATCTTCATTTATATTAACCAATATAATTTTATTTGTTTAATATAAATAAATTAAAAAATGGATCGTTTACAATATTTCCTGTTATTGTGTTGTGTTTGGTCCGTCGTCTCACTCGTACCTTTAAAAATATGTC